AGCGACGGAAATCGGTGGGGGTTGCTTTCATGGGTTTATGGTTTGGTTTACTTTTTCGATAATCAAATCACCGATATACTTGCGGCAGATGTCAGCGGTTTCCTGTTGGTTGGCGGCATAGGCGGCAGAGGCGGCGTCATCCAATTCCTGTCGAGTAGCCCTGCCTTCACCAAACGCTATAGCAACGTCCACGGCTTTCAAACTACTTTCATCGGTCATCAAGTGCCTCACGGTGTTGGCACAATGCCCCTTGACAAGGGTCAGCGGTTGCAGTTCAACGCCGCATTTTTTCGCAAGCCATAGCAACCAATCGCCACGATGACACTCGGCTACAACTTGCTCAATGGGCTTGTCGCCTGCCCAGTCAATGGCAGATTGGCAAGCGTCAACGGATTTGAGGTATTCTTTGAAGGTTTTCATGGGTTTATGGTTTGGAAAAGTGTGTATTTACCGCACGAATCGGTTATGTTTTTTAACTGCGGCCCGAATCCGTTGGACCGAGATAGCACATACTCGCAGGCATCCCCCTTGGCCCGTACCTCAATGACCGTCCAAGGGCGGTCGTTAGTGCAGGCGGTGAGAAGGAACAGGAGCAGTAAGCGGTGCATGGCTCAAAGATATACACAAGTTAAGAACATTCAGCCAACACCCGCTGGAAATCTTCCACGCTTCGGATGACTACATACCTGTAGCCAACTGCCTCCACAACCCCCTGCCACCATTTTTGGGAGAGGGACTGCTTGCCCTTGGGGGTTTTGAACTCAAGGAACACCGCACCCTTGGGCGATAGATAGGTCATGTCGGCAACGCCAGCGGTCAGGCCGATGCCCTTGAGAAAGTAACCGTTGGAACGGGAGCGAGGGTTGTTAAGGTTTAGGAATAGCAGACCCTGCTCGTTGGGTCGGAGCATTGCGAACAACTTGACGCAGGCGGCTTGGAGGTTGTATTCTTCCATCATAGCGATAGCGAATTGGGTGGGAACTCGTTGGCTTTGGTGTAGGGAAGGTGGCATTGAATGTTTGCTATGCCAAGGGAACCGTTGCGGTTCTTGCGGACGATGACTTCCATGAGGTCCGATGGCTGGTTCCTGTCGTGTTCGTAGGGGCGATAGACAAATCCAATCTTGTCAGCGTCAAACTCCAGTTGCCCCGTTTCCCGAAGGTCGGACATGATGGGGCGATGGTCGCTTCGGCCTTCCGTGGCACGGGATAGGGATGACACCACGACCCCGAACACCTTCTGCCGTTTGCAGATTGCTTTGAGGGTCTTGGATATGTTGGTCATCTGCTCAATTTTTGGCTTGGCCTTGTCAATCTTGGTTGGTTCCACCAGTTGCAGGTAGTCAAGATAGAATCCGCAAATCCCGTACTTGGTTTTGAGTTTGGCGATTTCGCCCTCGATGCGGTCGAGGTTGGCTTGGTGCAGGTCCACGATGTAGAGCGGTTTGGATTTAAGTAGGTCCGCTTTTTGGCCCAAGTCCATGAAATCTTTGGTGCTGATTCGCTCGGTCGGGTTGAGGAAGTGCGCCCCGTCCATGGTGGCGAGGTTGGAAAGCATCCGCTGGGTCAGTTGCTCCGCTGACATTTCAAGGGTAAAGAACACAACAGGAATATCAGCCATGGCTTGATTCATTGCGATTTGCAGGGCCAAGAGCGTCTTGCCCATTGCGGGCCGTCCGCCAAGGAGGATAAACTCGGTGGGTTTGAACCCCGTCAGCATTCGGTCCATTGGGCTGATGTAGGTCGGGAAGATTGAATCCTTGCGTCTGCCTTCCCTTACCTCGTTCATGTTCATGAGGTAGGTCTTGGCGAGTTCGTGGGCGGTGGTTTCGGTTGCGTTGGTTTCAATGGCCTGCATAGATTGATAGCGGGCAAAGGCTTTGGGGATGTCACGGTCATGGGCTAACTCGTCCATGATGCGTTGTTCTTCACGCTGCTTCCACGCTTCGTTTAGGTCGGAGGCATAGACCTTCCAGTCGGAGGTCAGCGTATTGCCGTCAAGGATGTCTACAAAGTCAGCGATGACATGGGCTTGACCGTTGTCAATTAGGTGCTTGTGAACGGCCACCAGGTCCACGGGTCGCTCCGCTCGGTGAAGTGATTCAATCGCTCGGTATACGAGGACATGGTTCCCAGTAAATAACCGTTCGGGAATTTGCAGGAGCAGGACCGCTCGGTTGGTAAACTGGTCCATGAGGCAGGACAGGAGCCGCCGTTCAGCGGTAAGATGGTAGGGGTTCATCGTCGGTTTGGTTTAGTGGGTTGAAGGTAGCGTTGCGGGGGATTACTTGGTCCTCCCATCGGCCTTGGTTTAGGTAGGTCGCCGCATGGGGGATGAACTGCACGGGGGTTTCGGAGTAGAGGCGGGCGATGTTGTTGATGGCGGCCTGCTGGTCCTCGTCTTTGAGTTTGGCGAAGGCTTTGGATGCGGACTGCTTGGAGGTCTTGCGGGGGTAGAGGTTCCAAAATTGGTCAAAAAGCACACAAGTATTCTTCTTCTTCTCTTGTATCTCAATCTTATCTTCTCTTATCTCATCTAATCTTATCTTATCTGCTTCGTTTTGCTTAGCACTTGCTACGATTTGCTTAGCACTTGCTACATCTTGCTTGGCTATTCCTTGGGCTTTATTTTCCCCACCTTTGCGTCCAGCCTCGCTTCTTCGCTGGCTTAGACGGTTAAGGTCATCCATCTGCAAGTCAAGGAACTCAATGCGGATTTGTTCACCTGCCTCCTTGATGATTTCGGCTTCCATCAACTGACCAAGCAGGGTCGCACCGATTTCAAGGCCCGCTTGATGGGCCGTAAAATGCCCGTGCTTGACCCAGTAGAGTTGACAAATGTGAATGAATGCCCCCTGCAATTCAAAAGATTTGCGGCTGATTCGTCCTGCGAGCCAATCGCTGGGGGAGTGCTTGTACCAACTATTTTCCATGTGGTAGTAAAAAAAACGCCCCGACTGATAGCAGCAGCCAGGGCGAGGGGTTTAACAGAAACCCTTTATCTAAACACTCCTCGGCTGCTATACGAGGAATGCGTCTACTCTTAAATGTAATCTTCGGGCAAAGTTACACTAAAAAGGCATATCTCCAGCCTGTGGTTCAAAAGCATTTGCGGGACGGGATTCGTTCATTGGCTCGACTTTGCCACTTAGGAATTTCTTGCCTGACTGCCCTTCCTTGACCCATGCGGATAACCGCATTTTGGTTCCGTCGGGGAGGATGATGTCCCCACGGTAGTCGGGGCGTTTGGGGTTGTCGCCCTTGTCGTTTGCGAACAGGGAGAAGGTGTTGGGTTGGGGGGTGTAGTTGCTCATGGGTTGGGGTTGGGGTTTAGGTAAAATTGAGAATTTAATTGTTTTGAGGTGGTCAAATGGAACCCACACAAAAAGGTCTTTTTTGTTTGGACGGTTGATTTTTTCGTAAAGATGCTCGTTGGCTTCGTAGTGGTTTACAAGGTCTTGCCTTCTAAAGATAAGAAAGGAATCGGATGTTTCCCAAGCAATGTATTCGGCCTTCCCGTAAAGCCAGCCGTCAAAACCTGCAACTCCTTTAATCTCCAAAAGTATTTGGTCATTGCAAAAGTCGTCTTTATTCTTCCGTTTTGTTCTTCTTCGGCCCTTTACATCAAAGGTCCAGTCCCCGCAAAAGCAGTCAATATGCTCAACCGTGTTTTGTTTTTGGGTTGATGGCTTGCATGGTATCCCATTCTTTTTCGCAAAAAGGAACATAAACAAATTCTCGGATTCTTTGCCATCCTCAATAGATTTAGGAAAGTCCTTCATCATTGGCTTTGGATTTTGTTAGGTTGAATTGAGTATTTGCAGTTTTCTTCTATGAGCCATTTAGAGGCCCGTAAATCGCTTAGAATGCGGTAGGTGGTACGAAGGTTCACACCAAGCACTTTGGCGAGTTCTGATGCCCTGTATGGGCGTGAGGCAAGGTACGACACGGCGTAGATGGTGGCGACTCTTCGTTGGATTTCTTTTCCTTTGGCTTTGGGCATGGTTAAGTGGTCTTAAAAGTAACAGCGATGCTTGGTTTTGTCCCCTTTGCGGGACACACGGGAACCGCTTCGCCCGTGGATTCGTCGTACACCGTTGCCTTGCCAGCGTTGCGGAAGGCAAGTTTCAGCAGTTCTTCCCTTGCTTTCATGCTTGCCTGCAGGTCGCTCCAAACTTGGTCGTGCTGGTAGTCGGGAGTCAACGCCCCCTCCTTGACTTGAATCTCTGCACCGAAGGCGGAGAAGGTTTTTCCGTGCTTGTCGGCTTCGTCCCTTACGATATCCTCGGTGGCTTTGAGGACTTGCTCCAGGGCTTTGACGACCGCCTTCAAGCGCACATGGGCGGCGATGGGGTTGACCTCGCCTTCCTCGATTCGTAGGATGAGGCCAGCGGCGATGTCGGCGATGTCCTGCTTGGAAATGTCCGACTTGGGGATGGTCACGAGATGGTTCATTGCATTGGGGTGGTTTGTTGTTGGGATAGAAAGAGGAATTGGAAGGTGTGGACTTTGCCGTCCCAAATCTCCAAAGGAAGGTGGGCTGAAAACCAAAGCATATCACCCGCAATCATTTTCCACGAGTATTGGTGCTCTTGCAGGAGAGCGATAAGTTTCTCCCCAATTACGGGTTGTTTCGCTTTGATGTCAAGGATGGCTTTGTACACATCGGCGTTGCATTTGGTCAGTAGGTTGTTCATGGTTTATTTTTTAGAGAGTTGGTTTTGAATGAATTGGATGCCTTTCTCAAAGCGGGCGGGGGTCATTTGGTCAATGTCTTTCATGAACCGCTCCTGTTGCTCGGCGGGGAGTTTCTGCACCAGCTTGAGGAAGTCGGCCTTGAGGGTTGCGGCGGTGAGGTCGTCGTAGGCGGGAACGAGGCCGAGTTTGTCGGTCAAGTCATTGAACTGGTCCTGCTTGGCGATGGCCATGGACACCTCGTTAGCGGATGCGATGCTCGTTTCAATCCCGATTCCAAGGGCGGCCAAGGCACGACCAAAGGCAGAGGTTTCGCAGTTCTCTACATAACTCGTTTTGTTAATCATGGAACTGGTGCGGTCCTCGTGAGCATGACCCGTTGCTCGGATGCGGCCATCGGCATCCCGAATCATGGCCTTGATGCAGCAACGGTCGGGTTGCAGGTCAACGAGTTCGGATTCAATGGACCAACCTGCATAGGCTGGCTCGTTGCGGAAGAACAGGAGGCGTTGGTTGACTTCAACATAGTCTTTACCTTTGATGTTGGTGGTTTTGAATTTGTGCATGGTTTGGGGTTTAGAGGCTAACGAAATAGTAGGTTTCAACGGGGTTGCCGTGCGGGTCCAGTTCGGTGACTTCGGAGTATTCTTCCCAAGTTTGAGCGTCTGCGCCGTGTGGCGTCTGGTGATTGCAATAGGCCATTGCTTCTTGCATTGTGTCACGAGGACGGAATTGCTCGCTGGCTTTGCCGTATTGCGACCAGTTGATAACGGTGAACTTGTTCATGGTTTGGGGGTTTAGTTGGTGATGATTGCGAGAAAGAATCTGCCGAAAAATGCGATGCCGAGGCAAGCGGTCAGCACGATGTAGCCCGTCGCAAGGGCGGCTTTGAGTTTGGTTTTGGTTTCGTGGGTCATGGTTTTGGGTTTAGGTTTAGAGTACTTTATCAATTTTAACACCGCCGTTTTCATCGGCCTTCATGTACCAATGGCCAGTCAGTTCAAGGCGTTCGTCGTATTCACGAACCATAACCTCGTACATTTTAGCAGCCATTTTAACGGCGTACCTAATTGCTGCATTTGCGGTTAATCTTTTGCCAAGGAGGACTTCATCTCCCGAAGAAACTTCCCCCGTCACGGGGTCTTGCTCCTTTACTAATTCAAAAATTTCGTAGTATCTCATGGGTTATTGGGTTTAGTGTCCGACAAAGTTACAACGCCTTTTCCCTTTTGCGACCATTGTAGTCATTTTTTTGTGAATCTTTTTTTTTGGCCCTACACCCGATAGCGTATAAATTCCTAATTTTCGGCATGTTTGTAATCAAAAGTGCATAATTTCGCACTATGCCATACCACTCCACCCGACCTGCCAAAGCCCTCACAAACGCCTTGGAGCGGCTGATGATAGCCATATCCCCCCAAGACTTGGAGCAGAACCACGCTCTCCTGTGCGAGTACCGCCGTGCCTGCGAGTTGCTGGGGTACGACCCCGCCAAGGCTCAATGGGCTGGGGTTCATGAAGTGTCCGCCTCCCAGTTACCCACCGAGCAGGACCACACCGTTTGTTACTACCCCCTATTAAACCCCGAAGAATGAGAGATATTACCCACCTCGTCGTCCATTGCACGGCTACCCCGAAGAACACTACCATCGCCAGCATCCGCCGCCATTGGAAGGAGGGGTTGGGTTGGAAGGCCGTAGGCTACCACAAAATCGTGGAACCCAACGGGAACATCGTCACCCTTGCCACCGACGACAAAGTGACCAACGGGGTTGCGGGCCACAACGCTACAAGCCTCCATGTGTCGTATATCGGGGGCAAGGATACGGACGACCGCTCCATCCAGCAGAGGCAAGCGATTGCAGGGGTGCTGCTATCTTGGTTGCAGAAATACCCCAAGGCCCGCATCTGCGGACACAGGGACTTCCCAGGGGTGACGAAGGCTTGCCCGCAGTTTAACGCTGAAAAAGAGTACGGTTACCTATACTTGACCGCCTCCGATACGCAGGAGGGATAATTTGCGGAAGGTAGCGGAATCCGCTACTTATGGAAAATATTCTCTCTTTTGCGGGTGATACTGGAGAATTGATTCCCCGAATGTCCAGTTTATTTTGGAAAAAACTAGACAGTTGTACGAAGGAATCGTACAGGTCAATACAACCTATCCGCAGGAGTGAAGGTGGCGTGCAGTTGCAACTCTGGGCCTTTGTTGTCCTTGCTTGCGTTCCTGCTGGTTTCCAACTTCATCCAATATCCGCCAAGAGGCTTTGGGCCTCGTCCTCGTTCAGTGTGAAAGCCCATGTACCCGCCGTCCCATTCCTCTTTATAAGTCGCAGTACGCAGTTGGTGAATAGGTTTTTGAAGGAGCGTTTTGGTAGAACGGTCATAGCGGTGAATCATGTTTTGGTGGTAGTAAAGTTCATGGACATGGCCCATCCAAGTTAGGTCGTAGCCTTCGGTGCTTGCGAGGAGGCGTTGGTCATGAATTACTCCACGGCTGACAGGGCCTCCCCCACCTGCACCATGAAAATAATGCACTACGAAGTTGTTCCCCCGAAGGTTGTCGTGTTGTACTCGGATGTCAATCGTGCCGCCGTATCCGCCGACCTCAACTGCTGACCCCGTGGCGTAGTTCAGCGTGCTTGCGAAGCGTTGCAGGATGTCGGTTTCTTGGTGGTGGATGATGGATGTTTCGTGGTTACCGTAGCCAACCAGCAGGAGGTTCTTGGCGTAGGGCGCAAACCACTCCACCGCCGTGTTGACGATGGAATCCAAGTAGCGGGCGTTGTTGTGTTCTTCCCGTATGTCTTCCTTGCTCCGTCGTGGGTCGCCCTTGCCTTGCATTAAACAAAAAAAGTCACCGTTGACGATGACTCCTGCGTTGCGCCGTTGGGCTTCCTTTAGGTGGTTGGTCAGCAGACCTCTATCGCAATGGGGGTTGTCCCAATGCAGGTCGCTGATTAAAAGAAACTCCTGCCCCGATTGGCAGGTAATGTCGTGGATGTTTCGGCTGTGCTTGGTGAGTGGTAGAATCATTGCATGGCTTTTAGTGTTGCGTTTTCGGATTCCAGCGTATGGATGGTAGTTTCCAAACACTCAATCCGTTGACGCAAAACTAACAACTCATTGCGTAATTCAGTCAACTCTTTGTTTTGTGCTTCGGCGGTTGCCTGCCACATCGCCAGCACCGCTTGGGCTTGCTTCACCTGCAACGAATCCGCCGTAAAGCGTCCCCGTGTGAGCCAAGCCACAGCACCGCCAACGATTGCGCTGACCGTGCCGATTACGGTTGTTTCCAGCAAGTTCACTTGTTGGGTTCGCCTTTTGATTTATCCAACGCCATCCAACCTACTGATAGAAGGGTGATTACCGAACCGATAATTTCGGTGAGTGTTGCGGTGTCGATGATACCTTTAGCGACGAGCGTACCGCCGATGAAGGTTAGCAAGTGACGGAGCAGAGCGATGACGGCTGATTTCATAAGTGGAAGTTTTGGTTGGTCGGGGTTGTCTTGGCGGCGGCGAAATAGGCCCATGGTTGGAAATGTGTTTATTTGGGTGATGTTGCAAATTCTTGGTAATCGGCGGTGTATTGTTCCTCCCATCCGCTGAACGAGTGAACGCCACAGGGTTCGGGCCACACGACAAATGCGGCCAAGGGTTCGGGGCAGGTGTCGTGGAATAGGATGTCCACGCAGACGGCCTTGTCTATCTCCCCGACTGGCACGGCGAAGTCCAGCGGTTGCAGGAATTCCCCCAAAACCTTGTCAGCGGTGGCCCCGTCGGGGAATGCAAATTTGCGGAAGGTGGGCATCGTTAGGCGGTGAGGGCTGCGAGTTCTGCGTTGGTGAGCCTTGTGGTGTAGAGTGCCACGGCACGGATGCGGTCGTTGAACTCGCTGCTTGCAGACGCATTACTACCAAGGGTTATTCTATTCAAAGACGCCCCAAAAGCGAATGTCCCATTTGCCGTTAAAGCCGTTGCGCCATTGACGCTCAAAGCAATTTCGCCTGACTTGTACGCAAAAGCGATTTTGACTATTCCAGCAGTAAATGCGGCACTTGATATGTTAATCGTGCCCGATGTCGTTGGAGCGGTAATTGCGGTTCGTACAACATTGCTTGTCAATGTTCGCAAAGAGAGAATGTTTGATGCTGCCCCTTCGTCTATGCGAATGAGGTATGTTTCTTTGGCCATGTTGCGAATATCCACCTCCGCATACATCGTCCCCTCCGTCTGCCCGATGGACCCGCTGACCGCTCCCGATACCGAAACAACATCGGCGCTTCGGCTACCGCTTGCGGCGGCCGTGGGGATGTAGGAGGTGGCTACGGAGCCCGTTTCAAGTTGTGCGCCCCAAACAAAAATTCCATTTGTGCCGATACCCGTGTAAGACGCATTGCCCGAAGCGTCAAGAATAAATAAAATAAAATTATTAGATGCCTGATTGGCAGTAAATGTTGCGCCTATGCGAAACCATCCATTGCCAAAATTTTGGATGAACGGATTTGTTCCACCTGTAACTGTTCCTGATGTTAGGTTAAAATCCAAATCCCAGTAAGCCCCTGAACCGCTCATCCTTAAACGACCACGGGTTCTTTCGGATGCCTTAACAAAAAAACTTGCCGTATAAGTTGTGCCGCTTGTTAATGTTATTGACTGCAAACAAAAGTGCGTTCCCGTAACTGCCGCCTCAATCAATTTATCGGCATTTGTTGTGCCGTCAGGGGATGTGGTCACATTCCCCGAAACCGTCGCTCCTTGCGAGCCGCTTGTAGCCGTCCAAGGCGATACATTCCAAGCCTCACTCTGCAACGCCAAGTTCGTCGCCGCAGGCTCTACGAGTAACGCAGGACAACCCGCCGTTCCACCGCTGGTGTAGTAGTCCAATCGGGGGATGCCCGATGCTACGGATTCAATCAACCCCGCAGAGTTGAACCGCCGTGCCTCGGTGTTGCGGGTAACGGTGAAGTCCCCCGCCCCGCTGGTGGGGATTTGGGAGTATAGTTTCCCCGTCTTTGAACGATAGGGGACAATGAGTAAAGATGGTGCTGCGGGCATTTTAATTTAGATTATAGGTGCGCACTTGGAGGCAGTTTTCAAAAAGGGTTTCTTTCGCGGTGGCTGAATCGGCATCGCAGCGGGAGTTAAACACCGCCCAAACCGTGTCCGTCCACACGAAGAAGTTGTAATCTTGGAAGGTGGCAATGAATCTCGCTTGCAGGCAATCGTTGCTTGCGGTTTCGGGAGCGGTTGCGCCGTCAGCAGATGCACGAACATTGTAGGCAGCCCAATAAGGGTTGCCCGAACCGCCGAGGATGAGCGAGCGGGGATAGCCGTATCCGTAGCCGATGAACATCGCTTAGAGGAAGGTGTATCCGATGACGCTACCCACGGATGGAGTGACCGCCGTAATCTTGCCGCCGTTCCTTCCGCTGATGACGATGCCAGCGGAAACGGACTTGCCGCTCATAGCGTAGGCGGTCAGCAGGTTTTCGCCTCCTGTACCCGTCAAGGTCGTGAAGGTAGCGGCGGCGTTCACCACAAGGAAGTCGTAGTTCTTGCCCGACACGGCAGCGTCCACGAATTCCATCGTGCCGCCCTGTCCGAGCATTTGTTGTAAAATTGGAGTAGGCATTTTGTATGGGTTGCTTTAGGGTAAATGTAGGTTATGTCGGAATTTCACAAACCGAGTGCGAGTATGGGATTTGGAACTGTAGCGTTGCCACCCACCCCGCCGTACGGTCATCACGGCTCTCTACGAAGCGTGTAAGCGACACGGAGGTACTTAGCGTCCACTCTTGCGTCGGGTCGTTTGTGAGGCTTGAAATGAAGTCCTGAGCGATTTGCAGTTGGTCGCTCAAAACCTCGTCTTCGTTGTCCTGCCAACCGAGCGTCGGACTGCCCGAAACCACTCCGCCCATCGTGGCAATGGATTCAAGACGGTCAGAGAAATATACACCAACCACCAAATTAAGAGTGCCAGAATCAGTACTCGCTGACTGAACATCCGCAAAGACGAGCGGATAGACGATTCGCTCACGGCTTGGGGTGCGAAGGTTTATCGTGTTGTCCGTTCCGATTGCAAGCGGGTCGCCCGTTCCGAACGAGTTCACCTGCGGGTGAGCATTTGCAAGAGCAAGAAGTGCCTGCTTGATTTTTATCCATGACATATGCTTGGAGTTTCAGAATGTTTTTAGAATGTGCGCCCATCGTTAGCAGTTATTGCAGTAGGGGTCGTAACCGTAGGGCCATGGCCTATCAAGCCCAGCACCACGGCGGAGGGTTCTTGCGTCCAAGGCCATCCCTGTGTTGTAATTGGTTCCGTTCGGGTAAATAGTATCAAGAGCCGATGGCGGTGAGTTGAATAGCGGATAGTTGGCCTTCTGCTCCATGAGGTAGCGGGTGATTCGCTCCGAGTACCACTCGGCATCGTTCTTCACTTTGTCGGTAAGGCGGGTGATTTCGTCCATGGACATCTGCGACGATTCCTCGCTGGTTCTGCGGACCATTCCCTTGTTCATGTATTTGAACGCAAGCACCATGGGTAATTCGTAGTAGAGCCATTGCACCATAGCGGGTTGGATGTAGTCCTCCAAGAGCGTGTTGTTCAGGGCAGTCGTTGTGCCGCTGACCACTTGCGTCACCATTTCGCTATACAAGGCCGACCCAACGATAGGCTGAATCCGCATCTCTTGGACCTTCACGATGGTAGGCCGTATTTGGGTAAACGACACATTCTCGTTGATTACGGAATTGTCCAGCAGGGTTTGTTCGCTGATAAAAAGTGCCTTCATGCTTTCGTGATTTTATTGCCCTTACGGATTACCAACTGCTGCTCCCACACATGGCGGCATTGGGGGCGGTTCACTCCGCTGGCCGTGTGATACCAACCACCTCTGCGGTTCCAAACGGAATAGCCCATGATGTTGGAGATGCCGTCAATATCGTCCCGTGTGTACACCTTGCCTTGGTCAGCCAAGTCCAGCATGACCTTGCAGAACTCACGGCTGGTCCGTTTGTCCTTGTTGCTAAACCCTGCGGCCCATGCGTATTTATAGCGGACTTCCAATACTGGCTCGGCCACTTCCTTAATGTTTTTGGGCAAGCCCTGCTCGGCGATTTTGTCCACGGCACGGGCGATGGGGTAACGGTCTTTTGTGATTAGGTAAGCGACCCGCTTGGCGACCTTCGCCTTGCTGACCCCGAACTCCTTGGCCATTTCTTCCACGCTTGCGTCCCGATTCTTCTTGCGGTAGGTTTCAATTTTTTTATCTAGTTCTTTCTCCTCCTCGCCCAGTTCAGCGAAGGCTTGACGGACTTGGTCGTCTAAGTCGGTGTCAAACCGCATTGGCTTGGAATGCATGACAACATACTCGTCGCTGCTGCTCCCAAACTTACTTGCGACCACCTCCAAGACCTTAAATTCCTCGTCCCCCCATCCGTAGTCCTCGTCATCTTCTTCGCCCCATGTAGGCTCGCTAAACGCCTGCTCCCGAACGCCGAGCAGGGTGTTCACTTCTTCGGGGGTTAGACCGAATCCAGCGGACAACATCGTGCGGGCCATCTCCAAGGTAATCTTTTCTTGGGCATAGTGACGGACGATTCGCATCAAGTTCTGGTACTCACGGCCCGATAACTTCTTGATGTTGTCGTTGCTCATGACGGCGGGGGTTTGCGGTTGCTCGTCGGGTTGGGGATTGGGTCCGACTACATCGGCGGGTTGCTTTTCCAATGCAGGGAGGCCCGCTTTTTCCCGCAGTTCTTCGGGGGTCATAATGGTCATCAGGGCTTGCTCGGATAGTCGCTCCGTAATCGGTTCCACGGGAATCAGTTCCATCCCCTCCACGCCATTGAACGACCCCAAATAGTTAATCATCCGCTCCACTTTGCGAACTCGGTCGTTGACATAGGTAGCCTTGAATAGTTCGTAAGCCTCCACCAGTTCCTGCCGCCCTCCCAGTTGGCCCTCGGTCTTGACACCGAATAGCATGGGGTTCACGACACGGTGGCTGATGAAGATTTCTTGCTGCACGGTCTTGTTGAGGATTTCAAACTGCTTGTCCATGTCGGACGGTGTCAACGGTTCCAGCGTTGGAGCCTTGCTGACATCGTCGTTGAAGGTCACCACAAAGCGACCTGCATTGTCGGTCCCCGAAAACTTGCGCTTGATTTGCCGCTCAATGTCGCCCTGTTCTTCGGGGGTCGGGATTCCGTTGTTGAAGTTTATGAGATACCCACCCCAAAAATTATTTTTTAGGTTGTTCACATGGAAGTTGGCAATTTGACAGTCCGCTTCGATATATGCAAGCCCTCCCATGTATTCGGGCAGGGGATAGGACTTCACGCCTGCGGCATAGACCCTGTAATAGAACAGTTGCTTGCCGATGCGGTTGCCTGCATCAAAGGCGGGAATTTTCTCTACATCCCCGATTTTAGGGTATAGTTGGACCATGGCATCGTCGTACCAGTCAGCGACTTGGAACATCCGCTCGTCCTTGTCCACTCGGATTTTCTCAAAGGGAATATGCTCCATCTTGGCGATGGTTCCCATTTTGTTCCATGTGACGGCAACCGCAAACCCGTTGAATAGTTCCAAGTCAAGGACGAGTTTCTCGGTGATGTCGTTGAGGTCGTCATGCTCGGATAACCCGTCAAAAAACTTGGCGTAGCGGGCCTGCTGCTCCACGGTCATCTTCTCCCCTGGTTGCCAGCCACCGCCAACGATGTAGTTCACTTTTCCGTTAACTATGGCGTTGTGCTTGCTGCTTCGGCGGTAGTTGTCCAGCAGGTAGTAAGGGTACTCGTTGAACGCACCGTAGGTGATGTACTTGCCCGCCTTGTTTTCAAGCATGACGGGCACTTTGTGTTCAATCCCAAGCCATTGGGTGAACGATTGTTTTATGCTACTCATAGCGTGTGAACGGTGAAGTTGAGGGCCGAAATTGTTATTTCTCCGCCATCGCTTACGGCGTTGATGTAAATGGTAAACTCATCGTTTGCAGCACCTTGCAGCACCGTTTCGGTGAA